TTCTATTCGGTGCAGCCACCATTACCCAACAGAAGAAAGATTCTGAAGGGGTAGGTGTGGTTGAACCTGACACCATTACTAACGAAGCTGGAGAGACAGTTGCTAACCCAGTAGCTGGTAATCCAGTCATGGAAACCGTTGCTAACCCTGCCATTGCTACGGCATGGCCTACACCTATTTAATTATGATTACCCTTATCCGTCCTGTACTGTTTTCTTTTATCCAATCTCCGAAGGTTAAACGATTAATTATCGATATGCTGAGGAAGTTGGCTTCTACAACCGATAATTCTGTAGATGATAAAGCAGTTGACTTCATTGAAAAGGGTCTTTTTGGTGAGCTGGCCTGAGCCTCCCGTAATACCCTCTGTAACGCTGCCTGAGCCTGTCAAAATAGGGCCGCCTGTACTAGACATCCCTAAGGCTGAATTACCTTCCTACAAGCCCATATTTGTACCTCCTAGCGACTTGCGGCCCCCCGCGGGGGTAGAGCCAAAACAACAAAAGAGGGAAACGCAGCCTGCAAAACAAAATAACAAACCGCAAATTCCTAAACTTCCAAAAGAAGCTCAATTAGTGCAAGTTCCTTTCACTGATGTTGAGATTCCAATGCCCACAACAACCATCATGACAGCGGCAGCAACTACCGCTTTTATTTCGGTTGCTGCAACTTTAGTCGGCCAGAGTCTTTTTAAATATCTGGTGATGGTTATGAAACCAATTCTTAAACAGGCATGGACCAGATTAACCAAGAACAAGACGAAAAACCAAAAGGCCCCTTAAAAAAATTAAAGGAGCACGCTGAAAAAGATGTTGAAATCTTAGGTACATTTGTCCGTCTTGGCGTTGTTGTGTGGAGTGGCTTTATTATCACTCTAAATTACGTTGAGATACCAATGTTTAAAAAAGGGCAGACTAGCGGTGACATAACATTTGTTGCCTCTGTGTTTACTGGAGCCCTTGCAACTTTTGGATTAAATACAACTAAAAATGGTAGTCCGCAAAAAACACCACCTAACTACCCTGCAGTCAAAAAAAAGGAAGATTAATGTTTATCAAAAGGGTTTTGCTACTTAGCCTTTTGTGTGCCCCTGCAAGCGCTCAAATGGTGACACCACGCTTCACAACCGGTTCTGTTCAAAGTACAACTAATACCACCATAGATATTGATAGAACCGTTGAAACAACCATCTATGGTGGTGCAACATCCACATGGTCTGGAACCAACGTAACCGCAAGTGGGGACATTTCAAATTCCTCCACCACCTTTTCAATGACAACCGCTGGCGATCCTTTTCAATTAGAGATCACCACACGCGCCGCGGGCATGATCGAAGAAAGTCTGATTACCGAAACCATCGAACAGGTCTCTACTACAAACAGCTTGTCGGTATTCTCACAATAATTTTGTGCCAACCTGCATTTGCTGAGGAGCCAACTGTTGCAAATCAATCATCCCCTACTGCCTTAGCGACAGGCAATGTTACTAACGCTGCCTATCAATTTCAAAACAACGGGGCACCTTCTCGTCAATACTTTGGACCTAATAATAGTTGTAATGGCGCAACCATGACATTCAGCCCGTTTTATATGGGCAACGACACTATTGGGGAAAGCTATAGCCGCAATAATAACTGGGGTCTACAGCTTAATTTTAGCGTCCCATTAGATGGTGGGATGGTTGAACTTTGCAAGCAAGTTGCTAGGAGACACGAACAAAAACTTCGCTTAGATGCTGCGTTAATTCGTGCGCTTAAATGTGGTGAACTGCAACAGCTAGGTTTTACATTTAGGCCTGGAAGTCAATACGAAATTTTATGCAATGACATCGTTCCTATTGTTGCTTTGCCTAGTGTATCTACTGTACAAATTACTGAAACTAATTAGGGCTTATTAATATGTCTAGAGCTAATGAAGACGCTTTTGATGAGCTGCATGGACTTGTTACGACTGAACTTATTAGTCGAATTAAGTCTGGAACAGCCACAACGGCTGATCTAAAAGCCGCGGCCGACTGGCTAGCAAAGAATCATGTTACTGGCGTGGCAGCCGAAGGCAGCCCGCTTGCTGGTCTAGCTGGTCTTATTCCAGAGCTAACTTTTGATGATGTTCAAAACCACCTGTAATGGCACACGCTGGATCTAGTAAGTCCAGCCGTCACTACAAATCCAACAGTACATCTGCCGCTAAGAAACGAGAATACGATCGTGCTTATCGCAAGCGCGAGAAAGGTTCTCTTGCTCCTGATGGCCCAAAGAAACGCCGACTAAATGCAGAAGGCGCAAAGCGTTGGGCTGAGCGTAAACGCAGAGGCATTGCTGGCAAGGGTGGGAAAGATATTTCTCATACAAAGTCTGGACGGCTGACGACAGAAAACAAAACTAAAAACCGTGGCCGAAATGGCAAGAACGGTAAATCAACCAAAAAGTAAAACTCTTCTAATGAGCCACAGATGGATCGTACCCCCCGAAGCCTCATGCTCGAACTCCTTACATTTCGTTCTGGTGATGCCAAGCGTATGTGGAGAGAAGAAATTAAACGAAGGGATGGGTACCAATGTGTCTACTGCGGAAGCAGTGACGACCTCACTATTGATCACATAGTCCCGCAATGTAAAGGCGGGCCTACCACTTCATCTAACTGCGCGACTGCTTGTCGCTCCTGCAATTTAGCGAAAGGATCCATGCAGGTAGATGAGTTCATGGAAACAATCTTAACTCTTGCATCATGACTGCTGAAACAATTACTAAGACTGCCTACTTAAATGGCGTCAAACGCACCGTCCCTTACGGCTATGCCATTAACGACGTTGTTGCTACACCTAATTCCTCTTACACCGTAGGAGAACTTATCAACCTGATCGAAGCTGAGCAAAACACCCGTGTTGGTTCTGGCACCGGCTTTGGTGTTGCTTCCCTGGCCTGATAGTTATGCCACAAGGAAAAGGAACCTATGGCTCCAAGATGGGCCGCCCGCCTAAGAAAAAGAAAGGTGGTAAAAAGAAATGAGCCTCTACCGCAATATCAATAAGCGAAAAAAAGCTGGTACCTCACGTAGTAAAAAGAAAAGTACCATTAGTGCAAAATCTTACGCCAACATGAAGGCCGGTTTTCCTAAAGGCAAGAAAAAGAAAAAGTAATGACACGGGGGCCAATATGGCTCCCCTTTTTTTATGAATGTCAAAGAACTAGAGCAGAAGATCCATTCGGACTTCCGCGTCTTCCTCACCCTTGTCTGGCGAGAGCTGGACCTGCCGAAACCTACACGCGCTCAGCTCTGTATTGCTGAGTACCTCCAACACGGTCCTAAGCGCTTGCAAATCTCGGCGTTCAGGGGCGTGGGAAAAAGTTGGATTACTGCTGCTTTTGTTTTATGGACCCTGTACCTAAACCCGGACAAGAAGATAATGGTGATCTCTGCAAGCAAAGAGCGTGCAGACAACTTCTCGATCTTTTGTCAGAAACTGATAATCGATATAAGTTGGTTAAACCATCTCGCGCCAATCTCGGAAGATCAGAGATGGTCGAGGATATCTTTCGATGTTGGTCCCGCAAAACCCCACCAAGCTCCGAGTGTGAAGAGTGTCGGAATTACCGGCCAAATGACAGGTAGCCGTGCAGATCTTATGGTCTTTGATGATTGTGAGGTACCCTCAAATGCGGCCACTGATGCTCAACGAGAGAAGCTACTACAACTCATCACCGAAGGTGAATCTATCCTAACTCCAAAAGATGATTCCAGAATATGTTTTCTCGGGACACCGCAGTCGACCTTTACGGTCTACCGAAAATTGGCCGAACGTAACTACCGACCATTTATATGGCCCGCACGTTATCCGAAAGACGTTGGGCAATACGAGGGACTTCTCGCGCCCCAACTTATGGAAGACCTTAAGCAGGGAGTGGAGGCATGGTCACCCACCGATACCCGATTTGGAGAGCTAGATCTTCAAGAGCGAGAGACCTCTATGGGTCGCTCAAACTTCTTACTACAGTTTCAATTAGATACCTCCCTTAGTGACGCTGAACGCTTTCCTCTTAAGTTTGCTGATCTAATTGTGACTCCGTTAGGTATGGAGTGTGCAGAGCGTTACGCGTGGTCCTCAGACCCGCGCTACATGATTAAAGATCTAAATCCTGTTGGACTACCAGGAGATCGTTTTTATGCCCCCATGTTTATTGATGAGGGGATGTGTGAATTTCAAGAAACAATTGTATCAGTTGACCCCAGTGGTAGAGGTAGTGATGAAACAGTTGCAGTCGTGCTCAGTCAAGCTAATGGTTATGTGTTTGTTAGGGATATGCGGGCTTTCCGTGATGGGTACTCTGATAGCACCCTCAGTAGTATTGTTTCGCTTAGTAAGCGATATCGCGCAAGCCGCCTCCTCGTCGAATCAAACTTTGGAGACGGAATGATATGTGAGCTTTTTAAAAGACACATAGTACAACAACAAGCTAATATTGTTACTGAAGAAATTCGCTCTACGGTTCGTAAAGAAGAGCGCATTATTGACACCTTGGAGCCGGTCCTTAACCAACACAAACTAATTATGGATCCCAAAATTTGGGACTGGGACTATGCCTCTAACCCTAATGAGCCGCCTGAGAAACGTTTGGAATACATGCTCGGTTATCAGTGGTCTCGTCTTACCCGTGAGCGTGGAGCTATCAAACACGATGACCGTATAGACGCCCTTGCTATGGGGGTCCAATGGTTTGTTGATGCCATCGCTCAGAGCGCTCACAAGGCTCAGGCACAACGCAAAAACCTTGAGTGGCAAGCAATGATCCAAGCCTTTGAAGACCACCCCCATGAGGCCACAGATGCCCTAGTGCTAGGACGGTCCTTTCAATCCCTTAAACACCTTGGTACGACTAAGGTTTGGGACTGGTAACCTTTATTGGGCGCATGTAAGCAGAGAGAGTGGTGCCTCTCTGTGTGGATTTTTATCACATGCGGTGAGTTTCCCCCTCGTTTCATCAGGGGGATTCATAACTCCCGACACCCCCGCGCATTCAGGGTTTTGGTAGTTCCCTAGTTTGCGTAACCTCTTCAAAATTCGCTCAGTGAAGCCCTAAGTATTCCCGCAATGGGGGGACTATAGGGGGGTAGTTTTTACCCAAACATTCAAATTGCTAGTGAAGGGGATACCTCTACCCTTTATTATTATTGTTATTATTAGTGGATACTATTAATCATAGTCCTGTAAAACTAATTAGTATTACTCCTGATGCAGAGCAACTTATTGCTTACTGTGCTCGGGTGTCTAATCCAAAAAATCAAGACAACCCTGACAATGAGAAACTAATTAGATACCTGATCAAGCATCAACACTGGTCTCCGCTAGAGATGGCTCATGTGGTGATGTCTATTGAGACCACTAGAGCTATTGGTGCTCAGATACTTAGACACAGATCGTTTAGCTTCCAAGAGTTTTCTCAACGCTATGCCGATGTGTCCTCTATCGAGTTCGCTAAACCTCCTGTGCTGAGACGTCAAGACACAAAGAACAGGCAGAACAGTATTGATGATCTAGATGATGTAACAACTGCTGGATTTAGTATTAGAACTAAATATCTCTTTGACAGCTCTCAGAGGCTCTACAAGGAGATGTTGGCTGCTGGTGTAGCCAAAGAGTGTGCAAGGGATGTATTGCCCCTTGCAACGCCTTCTAGGCTCTTTATGGCGGGTTCTGTGAGGTCTTGGGTCCACTATGTGCAGCTTCGATGCGGTAATGGGACTCAGAAAGAGCATCAGGACATTGCAATGATGTGTCGAGAGGAATTGGTTAAAGCTTTGCCAGTGGTGATGTCTGCTGTGTCTTCTCCTTAAAAAATGACAGAAATTTGCGTTACCTATCCTCTATAGCGCGAGCGCGGCGCATCCCCCGTGGCCCCCTTGCCTGTGGAAAACATGAGGGGGGTGGGGGGTATCGGCAGGCCTCCAGCCAAACCCCTTGCAAACACAGGGCTTGAGCTAGTACCCAGGTCTAGTTTCGCCCTATTTATTACCTTTAGCACAGATTTGACACCAAAATGATCCTTAGCTGTGTCATTTGTGTCTGATTTTGTGATGATCTGTACAATTTCTAACTCATACTCACTATGGATAAGAGATCTGCTTCAATGTTAAAGTATTCCCTGTACGAAATGGGGAAACGTATTAACTACTTACTTGAACTCATACCAGAGGACCAGACCTGGATACCAGGAGAGCGTTCAACCATTGACGACGCATCAGAGGCGATCTTGGCTATAGAATCCGAATGGATTATTAATGATGAGCAGCGCCGGGCATTTAGCGTGATTGAATACGAGTAGCAACTGATACATTTCTGCAACGCCTTGCTGATAGTGACGAGTTTAGTATGATTCATACACTCAGTGTGTACCTCGTTACTGTTTTAACATTGCGCCTCCACTGTGCCAACTGCTCTTGATCGTGTCCAAGTCCTGTTGCAGCCTCAGGTTTATGCAGACTTAAAAACTCTGGCAAAACACAACAGGCACAGCTTGAGCCGTATGGCTGCAGAGTTGGTAGTCCATGCCATGCAAACCCCAACGTTTAAGGCTCAAATGGAAGAGGCGCGCATTAAGTTTCCAGCAAAGGCAGACCCAAGGATTTCTGAACCACAGGCACAGTTCCGTGATGAGATCACAAAAGCCGCCATGGATGGGGCAGATCTGAACAAAGCAGAACTAAAGCGCTTGCTGTCTGTTCTTATGGACCAACTCGACGGCTAGCCCCAAAGGTGTGTAAGTAGGTGATACACTACTTAGTAACAAAATTCTGATCGATGCCTGTTGTACAGGTTCCAATGAACACTGAATGCCATAAGGCATTAAAGCTGTATGCGGCTTACCTCGGCATCACTATGGGTGAGCTGATGTACCGGTGCGCAAGGCATAGTTTTCATAAGCAAGCGCAGACTTGCAATTGGATGAACAACACCCTTGCTTCTCTTGACATTCCTCTTGATAAAGGAAGCGAAAAACCTTGCTTTGGTTTCCCCTGCAATCTCTGCAGTAAGAGAACAGAGTGTAGAACTGGTGTGTATGAAGGCTTGGCGGTGATACCTGATAAGCACAAGCAAGCGCTTGGCTGAGGCGTGTTGTCCCTATACCACAGAGCGTAGGCTTTGATGAGTTGTTGAAATAATTCGCATCCATTTAAAGATGAATACAAAAATAATATAAAGCAATTATTGAGAGCGATAATTATTCTTTTAATGCCGTGTACTTTTATGGAGTGGGCAACAAGTGACACACCCACCGATTTACTGATGGTGCATGGGGATGCAGATTTCAGGGCATGGCAGGCGTGCGTCAAGTACGCCCTTCACCTGATCGAACAACGAGACGGGCCACAAGCGGTACGCACTTTTGTACAAGCCATGGCTCAGCAATATCCACGCGGGTATAGCCAGCGGGCTGGCATCTCAAAGATGCTTGAAGCTCGCCTGACACAGGAGCGAATTGCAATTGTAAATTAATATAACAACAGACTAGCCACTGCATACACACAGTGGGTAGCTTGTGTTCATGCAGGCGATCCGACCTGCACCGCACCACACCACACCATGACAGTTTCAGACCTTTCGTCTCTCACTGGCATTACATACTTGGAAGCCGCATCCGTTCAATACGGAATCGATTTCACGCCTGACGAGTTAGCTGAACTCGACAAGTGGCACGAAAAAGCCCACCCATGGACTTTCACCCTAACCACTTGTAACGGGACTGAAGAATTCTGGTATTTCACAGGACCAGCTATTACTGATGATCCTACAGTTCCTGAATTAATTGCTTCACTTGTTATAGATAATCATTATCTACAAGAAGATGAAGACATTACCTACAAGTTGGGCAAAAAGATCGAAGCTAACACCGAAAAATGCAAGCGATTGTTTGGTTCTTACTGGGACATTCTCATGTTCATGGATGAGGACGAGATCGCCAAAGTTTTTTGATTGTTGGTACACACCTCATACCACACACACAGGTTGGTGATTCGTAAACGCGAGCGGTCAGGTGCAAACCCTGACCCACCTATTGCCGATCTATTCGGCAACTACATAAAGCAACCATGCCGTGCCAATCAAGCTTGCGCCGGTCAAGTAATCCTCAACCGATTATTGATCAAGCAAAAGTAACAGCTCTTCAAAACCTCAATGTCAAGCAGCCAAAACTTACGACTCTTGAACGTGCTTTCTGGCTCACTTTTAAAAAACAACAACACCGCAACCTCACTCAATCATGACTATTCCTGTTTCTTTGCCGCCGCTTCTGCATCGGAAGTTCTTCATCTTCTTAGGAAGCGACACAGAAAATGTTATTGATGTGGACGAATGCCTCGCCCGCACTTATAACGAAGCCACCCTAATTGCGCGGAGCCTTTGCTCCTCATCTCAATATGTTATCTCGGTTGAAGATTCAAACGCTGCATAATGCAGGCTATGTTTTATTGCTGTTCCTTTTATTTGTTTGGGTAAACATCTTTATTTCTTTGTAAGTACACACCACATACACAACACACCCGGCATTGACGGCCGGGTTTTTTTGTATCAACTCGCACAATTGTCACCTGCATTTTTTACCTGTGGAATCACGAGAGTTAGACAACGTTGCGCGGCAACTCCAACGAGAACGCCAGGCTTCAGAAGAGGCAATCGATACCCTCCGTCGGGGTGTTGATAGAGCGAATCAAAAGTCTTACGCATCATCCACCATTTTGGGGCAGGCGTTAATCAAATCTTTTGCACATTCGTTCGCTGTGTTGTACGAGGAACGGTTGCATTTGTTACGCAAAGGCAAGGCGGCAGTTGATGCTGAATTGGTTGTAAACAAGCTCAAGAATGTTGACCCATACGTTGTGTGGGTAATCATTGCAAAGACAGGGCTTGACGTGCTTGGCAAAGAATCACATCCACAGTTAGTGGAGTTGTCCGTACCTATGTCACAAGCAGTACATAACCAACTGAGACTTGACTGGTATTGGAAAGAAAACCGTGATTTGTACAAAGACACAGAAAGGTACTTTCACCCTGCAACAGGTACACGTCAAAAAAACACGGTGCTCAAGCGTGCGTTTAATAAGGCAGGTATTGAATGGCCTTCATGGAACAGGACAGTCCACCACAAGGTTGGTGGCTGGCTCCTTGACATCTTCATGCGTGCCACAGGTTGGCTAAAGGTTGAGACTAGACAGAGGACCAAGCTACGCAAATGCTCTGTGTTGGTGTATAGCCGTGAATATTTAGAACTGCGTGACACCATTACACACCAAGCAGAGAGTGTGGCGTTTTGTCAGTGGCCGATGTTGTGTCCTCCTATTGCACATACCAATGAAGAGCCTGGAGGCTATTTAAGCGAAATTATCCGAAAGTCTCAACCTGTGATTCGTAAGTCGCATTCATTGGGCGCATGTAAGCAGGGCGAGCTGCCTTTGCGCATGATGAACAATCTGATGGGCGTAGCTCTTCGAATTAACCGTGATGTGCTGGAGGTAGCAAACCACTGCAAAGAGCACCAAATCTCCATTGGTAAATTCTGCTGTGACAAATTTATTGACCCACCAGCATCGCCTGGTGAGCACCCAACAGAGGAGGAACTAAGGGAGTACAAAAGAGCTCGCCGCACAATTGAAGATCACAACGCACAGCTTGCACAAAGGAACTGGCGTACCTCAGAAGTGATGTATGTAGCGAACAAGTATGCCGACGAACCTGCGTTCTATTGCGTGGTTTCAGCGGACTACCGCGGTCGTATCTACTACAACAACACCGCTCTCAATCCACAGGGCACAGACTTCGATCGCAGCCTTCTGTATTTTTCAGAAGAGGGAGTCGTTGATCCGTATTACCTGGCGTTCAACGTCAGCAACGCATACGGCAACGACAAGATGTCAATGAAAGATCGTATTGATTGGACGTATGACAACTTTCCCCTGATCGAACGCATTGCACGCGATCCGATTGGAACTATTTCTGATTGGGAAGTTGCTGCTGAGCCATGGGTCTTTATGGCGAGCTGCTGCGAGTTTGCTCGCTGTTGTATTTGGGAAACAAAGTGGACTTCAGGTCTGCCTGTCGGAGTTGACGCCACTCAAAGTGGAATTCAGGTGCTGTGTTCGCTCACTCTTGACGGCAATGGCGGAGACCTCGTGAACTTGACACCAGGAGACAAGCCACAGGATGGCTACAAAACAGTTGCAGATTATGCAGCTAATTTGTTAGATAGTCCTTACAATTCGTGGCTTAATCGCAAGGTAAGCAAACGAGTATGCATGACGGTGCCTTATGGAGTTTCGAGAAATAGTGCTCGTTCGTACATACGCAATGAGCTAAATGCTCAGGGCAGAGATTTATCTGAGCCTGGTGTTTTGTCTGACATTGTGTATGCCATATACGATGAAGCTATTCCTTCAATTTTTCCTGGACCAGTAAATGCAATGAACTGGCTGCAAAGCTCAGCTCAAAAAATCCTTGAAACACAGGATGAAATTTGCTGGACATCACCATCAGGCTTCAAGGTTGTACAAGACCTTCGCAAGCCAAAAGGAAAGAGAGTCAAGACACGTCTTCTTGGCAGCATTGTCACTTCATTTGTAGCTGATGGCGCTGGTGAAGTAGATAAGGCACACCACAAGAATGCGCTTGCGCCAAACGTGGTCCACGCCGCTGATGCAGCGTTGATCCACTACGTCTTTTCCTATTGGGATAAGCCGTTCATGTGCATCCATGACTGCACTCTTGGTCGATCATGTGACATGCGTGAAATGGGTCAACAAGTACGACTCCATTTTGCTGAAATGTACAAACACCCCGTGCTTCAAGAGTGGGCAAATGAGGTTGGGGTAGAGATACCAGAAGACCTCATGAAAAACACTTTGGATATTGAACTGGTCAATGAATCCGATTATTTCTTTTGCTAATGGACGATCTCAAACCAGCACCCAACGCCACCATGTTGGAACGCATCCATCACTACGTTGCAACTGATCAATTTGAAAAGGGGTCAGCACTAGCTGCCCTTGGTGATTGGTTGGAAGTATGTGCAGCACCCGAACTCACGTTCTACACAGACGAACTGGACTAGACTCTTGTTACACCGGGTACTAACTCGGTGCTATACTCACCTCACACACACCGTATGAAGTCATGGTCTACAAGCGTCAACCCAGTGCGATGCCACGGGTAAAAATCTTCGAAGCTCCAAAACTCCGTTCCATTGGACAGGTGTTTCGTTATACCTTTGAGCACAAATGGGATGACACTGCCGGAGAAGAACCTAATCGCATCAACGCTGATGTTGTTATGGAATTATTCGGTGCTAGTTATCCGGTAAAGCATTGCGCGGAAGCCTGGTTTTGGCATCAACTCAGGACTGAGTACAAAAAGCTCAAGCCTGGGAACACCAAAGCAACAATGAACCGTGTGACGGGCGTCTTAAAAACGGCCATTGAATTCACACGTCGGGCTGGATGTCACACAATTATTTGTGATCCATCAAGTACCAAACTTCCAGAATCAAAAGTGCGTCACTCGTACTACACAAGAGAGGCTGTTAAACAGTTTCATTACTACGCAGTAGAGCACCTGGAAGATCCATTTATGGCTCATGCCATTCATGTGGCTTGTTACACAGGAATGCGTCAAGCTGAAATGCTTCGGCTTCGCTGCGCTGACATCGATTTTGAATACACAGTCCCAACCATTTGGGTTGGTGGAAATCCTGACATCGGTCTCACTACTAAAAACGGTGAGTACAGAGAGATGGCTATCTGCCCTGAATTAATGGACAGCGCACGCTGGCTGAAAGAACACTGCACTAACAGCACCCAAAATTTGTTTGCTCAATATGAGCCAACGAAAGCCGGAGGCAAATTGCTGCGTGATCACTTCCGTTTGATCTTGGACTTGCCCTGTTTCGACAACAAGTACGCCAACCGCAAGCAATATTGCTGGCATACGTTGCGCCACACCTTTGCCACTTGGCTTGGGGAACACAACAGCTCTGCCACGGTTGCTGAGATTGGTGGATGGAAAGACAGGAAAATGGTGGAGCGGTACTGCCACGCCACCGACGCAGCTAAACGCCATGCCATCAATACGTTTGGTAAAGCCAAAGCTGATGCTGCATCTATCCCTGCCTTGCCTGCTGGTTTGGACAAGCTATTGACGCTTGACCCATCTAAGCTAGACAGGCTGATGAAGCTGGCTGCCTTAGCTGAATCGTTCTGATTTAGGTACTAGCCACTTTGCAATTACACACCGCTTTTCGATCTGGTAGTTTTATCAGTGCGCTATGGATCGGGCAAACCCCAGTCCAGGCCTAAGCGGATGTGGCGGAATTGGTAGACGCGCTAGTTTCAGGTACTGGCACCTAATACACACCCATGCGGCCAAAGGGCCGCTTTTTTATTGGCATCACAAGGAAGTTACACACCTTGTACTAACCCGTGAAACTAAAACAGTTATCTCAACTCGAAATCGAGAAATTAACGCCTGAGCAGTACGCAATGTACCTGGCTTATGGCGATCCTGATGTAGTCAACTTTTCCGAAGAAGAGTTACAAAACTATATCAAATCATACAAAGAATTTGATCTCTAAATTCACTCATGTCAAAAAACCGCTACGTTTTCAGCACCACCCTCGAAGGATTCATCAACTTAGGTGAACCTTCTGGCAAGTATAACAACTGCTGTTTTAGCTTCCGACTCCCGGATTCAGTCCTGGAAGAGGCAGAAAAAGACCGCGAAGAACTACTTGCATGGGTAGAAACAAAGGTTACAGGTAGGCTTTCTACCAATGTTCCTAAGTGGGATGAAGATGGTCTAGTTAAATACAGTTTTGATGGAGATACAGGACGTGCTCGCCCTGTCTTTGTTGATACTAATGGTGATCCAATTGATGCAAATGTTCTTAAGCCTATTGCTAAGGGGACAAAAGTTAAGATCGCTTG